GCTATTTCGGCGAGGCAGCCCGCCCCCATCCAGGGTACTGATGATCGCAAATCGCCGCTGACTATCGCGCTTGCCTGCGGCCAGTTTAGGTGAGGCAACCCGGTAATTAACGCAGTACCGCGCGGTGACCAAACACGGTGATCACTCCGATAGCGCAACCTGAGCAAAAGCAACAGATCACGTAGCAGTTTAAGGCCATACTCAGGGCCAGCCGCCGACACCGCTCCGACCGCACTAGCGCACTATCTTCTCAAACACAGAATAAGCGCCAGCGATCGCACACAGTGCATCCACCGCGTCCACAACACTAATGGAACGGCCACCATACCTCTTCCTAACCACCGCCTGGAGATTCGACGGAATCGCAGAATGTACAACATACGACTTCACCCTGTCTCCAAACGATATGAATCTTTCCAACTTTGTCCGTGGATCAGCACCTTTCTCCCCCAACAACTCCACCATTTTTAAGGGGTCAGGCGCAAAATACACCAAATCGTCGACAGGAACTATATATCCCGAGCTAAAATACAACACATCACCCGATATATACTTCACCTCCAAATTAAAAAGGCCAGACAGCTTGGTCACCGCTAGCGTAGCACTACCCTCGTCCGTTAGCCACGCTACATTATCATCGCCCTTGGCCACACAGGCGCCAATTTTTTCATACCCAATAGAGTGCCCCATAGACACCATATTATATATTAGGTTCCCCAACATCGTGTGGGGGGCTCCCGATTTCATTTGATACGCCGAAACAAACATAAGTCCCAAGGTTTTACTCGAAACCTTGCCAACGTACGAATCAGCAAATATTTCGGTCACTCGAGGGTCTAAACCCAACTCCTGCGAAACCAGAGACTCTATAATCCTCGCCAGCAGGTTTTGAGACTTGTCGTACTTTCCCGAGTCGATTTCCACGGCCGCAAGCTTTAACACCAAACCGCTATGCAGGGTCAGCCATTCAGACAACTCCTGATCCGAAATACGACCAGCACTCTTATACTGAG